ATAAGAATCGTAACCATTATGGTATTCCAAAAGCGCACTGTAATAAGCGAAGTAATTGGCAAGACAGAGAAAGGGGAAAGATAAAATTGATCCCATTAACTGACCATTCGTTTGGGTTATAGAAACAGTACGTATCTCCTTTAAATAGTCATGAAAGCCTTTTCCATAATTCTCTTCTTCAGTTATCCAATGATCATAATCATTAAGATAATATTGAAGTTCAGGTATTGATTTAAAGGCGTCCATAACAAAGGAGGTACCCTTAGTCTCGATTAACGATATAATTGGATGAACGGAATATACGATCTCCTGTTCACACAGAGAGTATTCAAGCATATTCCAGTAAATCATTGTGTCCAAATTAATCGAATTCAGTAATTCACCAAATGGCTCAGTTGAAGGATCATGAAACAAGATCTCGATGTGTTCGAGATCGGATTCTAAATCCTCATTATTCTCAATCTCTTGTTGAAGGAAATCCCTAAAATCTGAGAAATTAATAGTGTCTAATAATTTCCCGTAATAAGGATGACCCTTAGGAAGCTTCGAATATAAAGTTGCAATGAGCTTAGTAGGAAGTTCTTCAGGTCTAAAACGACGCAGATGGTATCCAGATTGGAGTAAAAAGTATTTATACGAATCGAGGAAAATTCTAGTGACATTCATATTCAAAGAGTCGGTGGCACCCTTATAGTCACCAGATACAAAAATGAATTCATTTGGATCTACCCGATAGTTGACAGCTTCATAAAAGATCAATGAGCGCTCATATAATAAATTGAGGTCCGATTGCTCAAGAGGACTCCCTATTAATTTAAAAGGAGTTATGTCTTTGAGAGAGGACCAAAGAGCTTTTTGATGAGGCTTACCGTAAAAGGTAACAGCGGCCTCTGCCTTAGTGATCAATCGAACCTTAAGAGGTTCTAATACAGCTGAAACTTTCGAGGATGTATTCTTCTCATAAAACTGTTTGGGAACGAGATGATTATTAATCAATTCATCTTCCACAACATTTTTGTTAAAATCGAGACCTCGATTTTCTATTACTCCATGTCTAGGATGGTAGGACATACCCAACAGATTCCCTTCAGGTTCAGGAATATAAGAATGCTTATCAAAATAAACATCGTAAAGCTGAACCTTTGATTTGATCTTCTGATTAGAGTCATCATACTCTTGAATACGCTCGGAGACTATTCTTTCAGATAGAGAATAGAATTCGTCAGAATGAAGTTCCTGGAAATACCGGTAACCACCCTGTTTAGCAAATTGATTTTCAATAGTGGCCTTTTTTGAAGGTTCATATTTAAATAAATTGAGCTGGGGAGGTTGGACATTTGATCTTAAAGCCGTTCGACGGAAAAGTCGGAAGGCGAAATTTTTCATAAGGTCAGATGTATCCTGTGGAATTCCGGGAGGAATTTTTGACAATTCACGAGCGTGGTCAATAAATGAAAATCCGACGAGTTCGACTGGAACAGTCTCCGTGGCTCTTTTTACACCTTGTAAAAGGGTTTGGAGAAACTGGAGGCGTCTACGATCATGATATCGACGAATTTCGGGAGAAGATCGATTTTTTAGGAATCTTTTTAGGTATCCGGATAAAACCCATCTAGAAATACCTTTCTCTTCAAAGAAAGGCGGTACTTTTGGCTCGGGTGAGAGATCCTTATTGTCATGGGACATAAAGACATACATGGGATAAACTGTCAGGAACTTTATTGTTTGAATTAGCTCGAGATAGTCCAGACCTGCGCAAGTCTTCATAAAGGATCCGTAGGGGCTGATGTCTAAATTGGCGAGTTCTTCTTTGAAGTCAAAGAATAGGACCATAAGTGCCTGTAGTGTCTTTAAAATCATCATACATTGTGATGTCAAACACAAATACAAGCTCTCACATGTTAATCCAACTTATCTAAATTCAGACAATTTCTG